TACTTTAATCTGACCAATTTGAGAAGTTACCCAAGGACAGGATGTAATTGTCTGTGTTACCGAGGAGAGGCTAAGAGTATCAACAATATCCAGCTGCCCATTACTAAATAGAAGGATGTATGATTCATCTTCGTCATAAATATACGACTCCATCTGATAAGCAATGTTGGAGAGCGTTTGAAGATATCTACACCCAGGCCTACGAGTAATACCGCCTTGAGCACGCAAACGGAAATTACGGAGCGTCTTAGCACCGTTTTTATAGGCATCCGAATCCAGTCGTGATGACAGCAATGGGGTTAATTCCCCAGCTGTGAAATTTGTGTAGAACTGCCGTAGAAGTGCCATTCATTAAAGCCCCTCTACGTTTTGATAAATACCATTACCCATACGAACACGATGATAACGAGAAGGCCGTAGACCTTGCGTTGTAACCTGTTGGCTATCACGAGCCTTGGCTCTGCGAAATTGAATTTCTGCAAGATCTGTATATGACTTAGCAACATCTGCTTTACGAGTAACTGACAAAGCAAGCACAGAAGCCAATCTGAATATTACCCACATGGTAAATCCAGGGGGCCAGTATTGAGTCTCTGGACGATAAATATAATTCAGAACAACGTCATCGTTAACTTCTGCATTAATATACACATAACGCTCATAGATGTCGTACTGCTGGGGTTGATCGTCAACAGTAACAGTTTGTACCTGAACAACCGCAGGGCTTGTAGGAAGCGCATATGCAGCTTCCCAGCGGTCAACTGGTGCAGCTGTCAATCTACTAAGAGCTTTCTGTCCTGTTGCAAAGTTCCAGTTATGCTGAGACAGACAATCCTCTACCACATCTTCAAAAATAGTGTTTGCTACCAAAGCTTCATCAGTTTGGTCTGTAAACGAAGCCAATGGCTCCAGACCAACTAGAACCATTGCTTTCTGCGCTACTTCAATATCGGTAGATGGGGTTGTTGGCATTACTTACCGTAACCTTTACCCATTGTCTTAGTTGATTTCTTTGCGTTTAAACACTTGCCAGCACTGCGGCATTTAGCCGGAGTTGGGCATGAAGCACAGGTTTTCATTATCTAGCCCCTTTTGCGCCACGAGGATTATTGCGACCCTTTGTAGCATTTGTTTTTACTGACTCTCTTTCAACAGAATGTTCTGACATCTTGCTGCCCATAGAGCGCATTAAACCTTTAAAACCACCATATTTTTTGTCATATTCTTCTTTGCTGCGTCCACCAACTTTTCCAGTTGGTTTTCCAAAAACATCACTAACAAAAGATGTGGAACGAGTATTTTTAGACATCACTTAACACCTTTACCTAATTTAGCATTAGGGCCAATCTTACGAACATAGCCCTTACGAATCTCTTCTTTGGGAGAGGTAGAAGGGGCAGCTTTCGCTGCCACCTTCAATGTTGGTTTCTTAGCCATTAGCGGCTATCTGTTGTCATGCTAACGATGTCGCCAGTATCGACTACACCGCCAGCGTTAGAAACAACAGTTGCAATGCCGAATCCATTTGAAGCATTAATGAAGATCACATCGCCTACGTTCATCTCACTTGATACGCCGTTAAAGTAAGCAGCTGTATCAATTGTGTTCAGAGCGTCTGCGGTTGACTTGTAATGCCAAATGTGGAAGCCATTGCCTGAGTAGTTGACCAAAGAAAGGTCTGCTTTAACTAATGCCATTGTAAACCTCCCTTATTTCTTCAGTGAAAGTTCGTAACAAGCGTTCGCATCAATCAGTGTTGCGTTCATTTGCATCTTGTTCAATACAAAATACGCATCTTTATCGTTGTGATACTGCATGTTAGATGAAACGTCTGCACCGATTGCATGACCAACTGCTGACTGATGCCAAGCAAAACACTTGCGGTTTGTGCCATCATCGTCCAATCCTGAGAATGGGAACCATGTAAAGCCCAACCACTGCTTTGCAGTTACTGAATTGGCAAAAGGCAAGTTTTCCTGACCGATGTACTCTGCACGAGAGAACTCATCAATGTCCATCAACTGTGACCAGTTTTCCCAACCAATAACGCAATAACGCTGACCATCATCAGGAACATCATTGTTACCGAAAGCTTCCATCAAGCTGAAAGCCCAAGGCAGTGTGATGCCGTTTGTGGTTTCGTTAAGTGCATTTGTTGTTGTGTCCATCGCATCGAGGATCAGCTCATCAGTCTTGCGACCAAGTGCATATGCACCTGACTGCTGTGCGACAAGCATCTCATCATGGTTGATGCGAAGTTGATCAAGATCGTCAATCCATTCACCAGCGAAGTAATCTTCAAGGGTGACTGAGACGTTTGTGTGCTCAAGGTTCATCGGGGCAACATTGCCGTGACGAGCCTTGGTAGTAGCAAAACCTTTACCGATTTTCTGGAAAGTGGTCTTATTCTTTACGCCATTGGCTGTACGAATAGTACCACGAAGTTTTGAACCCATACGCTGATACGCCATGTGGACGCCGGATTCAAACTCCTCGATAAAGGAAGTATCAATAGATGGGGTTGCCATACTATTAGCTCCTTATCCTAAAGTTAAAGTTACATTGTCCATCCGGTTATTCCTTCATATTGGCTTTGTTCGGTTGTCCAGTTAGGAGAGCTACTCCATTTAGGGCCGAGACCAACACTACGGGCCTTCAGTACGGTAAAACTGACAGAAAGTGATGTGTTTGTTAATTCACATTTATTTCTGCCGAGAATATTGGTTAAATCCAGCCCGAACCTTTGCAATAAAGGCTGGGTCTTTATCCTTCCAATAACGCTCGTCTTGCTGCATTGAACGTAGGTCATCAATGCTAAGACGTTCTTGAAACTCCGTTGGTGAGACCATGTTAAACTGAGGCTGACCATTGAGTTCCATGAGTTCTTCAAATAACTGCACCATATTAGCTGATGCTGGTGTGTTAGCAAAAGCTGCATATGCTTCTTCGCTAAGTGACTTATGCGCCCATGAATCTACACGCTCTAAACGCTGCTCTGCATATTCACCTAAAGCCTGTGACTCTACATTCCAGTCAGGCCCACGTTGGGTATCCATAGCAGCATATTCATTAATCACTTCATTAAATTCTTGCTGAGATAAACCATAGTTATGTGCCTTGCTGCGAAACCAGTCTAACATCGGGTCATCATTGGCAATTGTATATTCCAAACCCTCTGGCGGTGTAAATTCAATCTCATAATCGCCTGGGCTAATAGGTGCTGCGCTTACAGCTTCTTGATTAAGCTCTGAGACAATCTGCTCTCTTAGCTCATCTTTGCGCTGATAAAACTTACGCTCTAGCTCTTTATAGCTATTCGCAAGCTCTTCTGGTCTTTCAAACTTCTCAGGAAGCCAATCAAATCTCTCTGATGATACTTCTTGAGGTTGCTCCTGCACTCCTGATGCCTGAACCTCGACTGATGCTTCGGTTTCAACGCTTTCTGCTGCTGCTTCGTTCATTAACAATCCCACTTCCTTAGTGCTTTGTTGATACGGCTGTTAGGGTCATTAGCCGTTTTTTTGCTTGTAAGCTTCTTTTTCATACCCATCATACGCTTACAAAAAGATTTACGTCTTGCTGCTGCTTTCGGGGACTTCTTAGCTTCTTTGGCAGAAACAGGACGTTTGATATTTTTACCTTGTCTACGCAGTGATCTACGACCAGCTTCATTCAAACCGCCAGATTCACTTTGACCTTCTTTTCTTTGCCAAGCTGCTGTTTTAGCCATCGCCTTGTTTCCTACCTAATTCCGTACGCTTTTTAATGACAGCCACTATCCAGCGACTGCCTTCTGCATGTGCTAGAGTTTCGATTCCCACCCCAGCACCGTAGATGTTATTTGTCGACAAGCTTTCCAAATACTGTAGGAAATCCCTTCCAACCCCCGAGCCAAAAAGAGCATAGGCTTTAGAATTAAGATCTTGGTCAACTTCCTTAGTGTATCCTCTACCATCTGGCGAAACATTTATTTTCTCCTTCACTGCATACCCCCGCCTTGCTGTGCAGCCATCAATTGCTGCATTAACTGGGCGTTTTGCTGGACTTGTTGTGCATCCGCAAGCAGCTCTTCTTGAATACCGAACTTCTGTGCTAGATAACGAATAACCTGTTCTTGATTGTACAATGCTGGTGTGATCTCAGGCCCGAATGTACCAGCAACTGTTTGCTGAAAGCGAACAAAGTCAGCAACATCCTGCTGATCCTGTGCTCTAAGCAGTGGTGAAACTGGAACAATTCTAAGCTCACGACCATCAACCTTAGGTATGTCTAATAAACCTTGGTCTGTATAAATCTTAATAATACGCTCTACAAGAGGCTGTAAAAACTCTTTCTGCATACGACCAGCTACAGCACCCATGTCTCTAGCTACATCAGCGAGTCTTTCAGAAACCTCAGTAGCAGACAATGGAGTACGAGCATTTGGTCTTGTGTCTAGCTCATCTATAAATAATGCTTTGCGAACATTACGGCGCATATCATCAAGCACAAGCTGAGCAACATCAAAACGGCCCGGACTTTGGAGCGTTTCGATTGTCGAGCCTGGGCTTCTCGGTATGAACGTCCCTGGCTGAATTGTAATGTTGTCTGGATTAAAGACGCCATCATCATCATAAACGTAAGATCCGGCTATCGCCATCTCTGCGTTTTCCAAAATAAGTTGAACAGTAAGATTCAATGTTTTAATAGCTGGCATGGCTTGTAAGACAGGGCCACGACCCCATACTTCAAAACCAGACTTAGACCAACGTGTTGTAATCCAAGGAACGCTGCCACGACCAACCAGCTTTTGCTTCTTTAAAATATGATTGTCAGTTTCAGAGATCAAGTAATAAGTATACTCATCCTTAAATTTGTTCTTCTCATCATATATTGTGGCTTCAATAACCCTAGTTTTACGCTGCGGATCACGCCTTTGAACCGAAGCCATCTTTTCACTGAACTTAGCATCAGGATAGCGATGCTTGATTTCAGTAATGTCCATTTCGTTGTTCCAGCGGAACCATCCAGAAACAGAGTCAAGATTCCCAGGCAAAAGAGCTACGTTTGTTGGCGGTACTGACGTAAAATGCAAGTCACCAACAAAACGACCTTCTTCAACTAGAAGGTTCATAGTGCCAAGACCTAAATCCTGAAAACCTTCATGCACCTCTGAGTTAAAGTTCGAGTTACGCAAACCTTCATGCAAAAGCTCTGTAATACGATCAAGCTCTGCAAGCATTGCCTTATTAATTGCTTCCTTTGGAAACTCAGGGCCAGGAATTAGCTTAAATGCTCTGCCGTTAGGTGGAAAGAAGCCAAGCTGCAAGCGAGATGCAAACTTAGGCAATCCAACTACGGCTGTTTCATCATAGATGTTTTCTGTACGCCTTGCGGCTGCGCTTTCTTGAAAAAAACTCTCACGATGTGGAAGAACGTAATCATAGATTTCTTCCCAGATGTCAGACCAAGATGACCAGCGACCACGAGCCTTCTTATAGCGGTTCATTACATTTTCTAGTTCCTTCTTATCATCAGCAACTCCTGCTGGTGTAGGAAGGTTGTCATCTTGTCTAGTAGCCATATTACATCCTTATAGAGCCAGAGGGTTTACCCATACGGCGATAGCCTACAAAACCCTGAACATCCTCTTCCTGCAATGAGCGTTGACCAGCAAGATTACTTGTGCGTACACGATCACGCTCTTCCTTGCGGGCTTTTTCTTCTGCACGTTCCTTTTCCAGTCTAGCTCTTTCTTCAGCTTTTTGGGCTTCAAGCTCTGGATCAGGAGGCGGGGTAGAACTACCGAATCCCATTTTCTTCTCCTTTTTCTGGTTTTAAGAAGATGTCTTTTCCACCAGATTTACGCAATTCACAATAGAGTTGATAAGGCGTTAATATCCAAGGTTTATTTATTCCACAAATGTGTTTCACAAAACTCACGCAATAAAGCCAACGGAAGGTAT